CATCGCGGAATCAAGATCGAGGATGGTTTGGTTCGCGTCGAGTTCAAGAAAGAAAAGGTGTGGGAGCCGCCGAAGACGGTAGAGCACCATACCTATCATCACCATCAGTATGATTATCACCCATGGCGATATATTCCGTCGCCATCATGGCCTTCATATCCGTCTCCATACATTATATGGTGTAATACCTCGATTCATAACCAGAGTCAGCAGAATACGTCGTATAAAAGTATAGCGGCTACTACTCGTGCATCGGGTTCAGTTCAACCGATGGCTATGAACATGATGTCGGTGAATATGCAGTCATCTTCGATCCCAAACGAGGCTGGCATCACCGTCCCTGGCAGTGAAAGTAGACAAGCCTTTACAAGTGTTTGGGGATTCGACACCGAACCCCAGACTGAAGTGCTTACGTTGAAGTTGATAGGTCGCAGTGGGCCGGTTGCGGTAGAGAAGCCGGTTACGGTGGACCTTCGAGCAGTTTGTCAAACATGTGGCAAGCGGGCAAAAGGCGATGCGAAGTTTTGTTCGCGTTGTGGAACTAGTTTGATATTGATTTAAGCATTCGAAAGTACGAAAGAGTTTCGAGAAGCCCATCGCTGATGGGCTTTTTGATTTTAGGGCAACATAAACCTTAGGGGTGTTGCTCTTCGTAGGCCTGTAGGGAACGGATACTGGAGCGAAAGCTTGACAGCCTGTCAACTCTGCGGACACCTGAGGAAACACATAAGGAGAAGCAAATGATTTTAGCAGATTATCAGGTTAACGGGCAGAGCCCATCTAAAGTAGCAACGGCTGGCACCGGGCAGGTGTTTTTTCCTCGGTTGCTAGGTACAAATTTTGGTGTTGCGCCTAGCACCCCAACATTAACAAACGCAACAGGTCAATTGAACTTACCTGGATCGCAGTATTTTGCCGCGACAAACGGTACTCGCCTTCGGTTTATCGCTTCAGGAACGGTTACAACTGGTGCAGTTACGATCACCCCAACAATTACAATGTCGGTTAATACCGGAACTTTGACAACTCCGCTTTACACTACAGTTGTCTCTGTCGCCCAAGCCCAGGCTACTGCATCTACGGCTTCTTGGTTCTTGGAAGCACACGTAGTTATCGGTGGCTTGACTGTGGTTACAGCCGGAAATTTTGCGGGTGCAATTGTTTCCGGTCAGCAGACCGCTATGGGTATCGGGATGTCGAATAATCTTCCGGCAGTTCCGGCATGGGCTGCTGCTGCAGCTACGACAAATCCCATTTCTTGGGTGAATACGGCTACGCAATCAGTAAGCGGTTTGGTGGTCGGTGTAACCTTCGGTACAGCTAATGCTGCAAATGCAGCAACTTTGAATGAGTTCGTTATTCTAGGCGATTAACTCAAAGTTGAAAGAGTTCGGGGCGGCTCTAGAAACCGCCCCACATTTTCTTAAGGAGATAAAGTGAACAATCCGATAATTGATAACGCTGTCGTGAACTCGTCCATGACTCAGATCACGGTTTCAGGTAGTGGCTTCAGCCCACAATCTCAGGCGCCGCAGGTTCGGTTTAATGGTTCGGCAATAACAGTGACCTCGTTTTCGGATACTCAGTTTGTCGCCACCCTTCCAAACGGTTTGAGTGCGGCTACGTATTTACTTGAAGTAAGCACACAGGACCCTTTTGAGAAGGTTGAAGAGTTTGATGTAACCATAGGCGTTGTCGGACCACAAGGTCCTGCGGGGCCAACCGGACCTGTCGGTCCACAAGGTATTCCAGGGTCGGCTGGGTTTATTTCAAACAGTGTCCCAGGCGGTAATGTATTTTACGGGTGGGCTAGAAATCTTCCTGTTAGTACTACGCCTTTAAATGTAGCAGCTTTTGGTTCGGAAACCTCAAGTGGGATTATTCACCCTAATTATGGGGGAACAACAGCAGGTGGTCCGGCGCCAACTGTTTTAACTGATCCTTTGAATGCGCTCGGTGATTTGTGGGTTTCTTTAGTTAATAAAACAACAAACCAGCAGAGTGTTATAAGAGTATTTCACCCAGGAGAGCAAGACCCTACTTCTGCTGATTTACCCGGCACTAACTTAAACTCCAACGGTACCATTCGATGTCAGGGTGGGGATGTGGTTTTTATTCAGTTTCAGTTGGCGGCTGGCTCGGCTGTCATTCCATTTATATATTGGCAATAAGAGATCGTGGCTGACCTTGGCGGTACGCTGATTATTAAGCGACCCCAGCAGCCCGACAATCCTCCTGTGGAATTCAGGGTTAGCATCCGTCATAACCGGAGCATTCTAGAAGGGAGCCCATAACTCCCTTCTCGATTCTTTATGGGAGAATCGAAATGAGAACAAAAGAAGAGAAACTTGCCTACGATAAACGTTGGCAAAAAGAGCACCAACCTGAAGTTAATAAGTATCACAGAAACTACAGGAACGGCCACCCTGAGTATTGCGAAAAGCAAAATGATGCGCGAAAGCGCCGATCAGAACGTGATCATCAACGATACGAGGGAAATCCTCTTCGGTTTATATCTGCTACTCGGAAGCGAAAGTATGGAATAACTCAAGAGGAGTTTGAAGCTCGAATAGACGCACAGAAAGGTCTTTGTGCCATTTGTTTTAAGCCAATGGTCGTTCCTCATATAGACCATAATCACGCAACGGGTAAGAATCGAGATTTGTTGTGTAAGAATTGTAACACGGCATTAGGTTTGTTTTGTGAGAGCGTGGATATCTTGAGTGGTGCTATAAAGTACCTCCAACGACACACTACTCAGGTTTGATTTCTATGGTTGCTCCTCCTACACTTGTTCATGAACTAATTAAATGGGCTACGATATTCACTAGCATTGGAAGTGCTTTAGCTGGAGTTTATCATTTTGGTATAAAAGTCTGGACTTGGATTATGGCGCCGCGCAGAATTATCATGGCGCTTACAACGAATCATTTCCCTCATCTTACAGCCACATTGCAAGAACATACTGAAGCGCTGATCGCGATGCAGTCAGATATTCGAAACCTGGATACACAGGTTTCTGGTTATAGTCAGCGTCTTGATGATACTAAGACAGCCGTGGAAAGTCTAACTACAAAGTTTATTGAGCATCTGGATAAGGTTCCCCATGCCAGCGGAGTCTAAAGCACAACGGATAGCGATGGCGATTGCGGAACATCACCCGGAAGACCTTTACGAACGCAATAAGGGTCTGAAGAAGATGACGCATACGCAACTCCATGATTTTGCGTCCACTTCTGAAAAGGGTCTACCCGAACACGTGAAGAAAATGCACGATGGCGGTGTTGTTCCTGAAGACGGAATTTTTGAGTTGCAAAAAGGGGAATTAGTTATTCCTACTTCTCCTGCTCCTGAAGGGCCGACTCTGGTTCCGACACACCAATCTCCTTACCAGAATCATGAGTATTCTCGGGCGTCATATAAGATGGCGATGCGGAAGAGTTAATGGCTGAGAAAAAGAGTTGGTTAAAAATTATTGGGCGGCTGAAGCGACTTATTAATGAGGTTGGGGGTTTGTGGCAAGGAACCTCTCTTTCCGGTTATGAAGAACACGGACCCTATCATTGTGAAGATTGCTCGTTTTTGAAAGGTCAAAAAGCCGGTGAGATTTTTCGGGATGTAGATGGAAAAGGTCGTTGTAATCATCCCGCCGTGATCGCCGACCCAAAAGTTGAAAAAGATCAAAAAACAGGATTGGGGATCGTCCATATCGAACGTGGATGTTGCGCTTTTGTGGATCAACCAAAAGAGCACAAAGGCAAGGAATCTGAAGTTTAGGAGATCGGCATGGCAGAAGAAAAGAAGAAGTTAAAGCACCACAAGACGAGTGGGCATCATACTACAACTGTTCGTCATCATGAAGATGGTAGCCACACCGTACGCCACGATCATGAAGACGGCTCCTCTAAAGAGTACGGCGTTGCAGACCATGATGGCATGATGGACGGTATGATGCAGCACACAAGTATGCCAGATGAGGAAGAGGCGTCTGCTGACTTGGGTGAACATGGTATTCCTGATGACATAGCCCAGAAAGCCGGGATGTCGGGGCCACGGCCTACAGGAGCATAATATGGCACGAGTAAAGAATCCATCGCTATATCGAGCGCTTCATAAACTTCGTAAGGGTGGTTTGCATCGAGCTTTGGGTGTTGCCGAGGGCGAGAAGATTCCGGCTGCGAAGCTGGAAGCCGCACGTAATTCAAAGAATGAGCACGTGCGTAAGATGGCAAATTTTGCTCACACGATGAAGTCATGGAAACACTAAACAAGATTCTCGACGCTTTAACTAATCGGTTTCACTTGATCCTTGCCACGATGTGTCAAGGTGCAATCGTTGTTTACCATTTCAAGACCGGGCATGATCTCGGTCCTGGGGTTGTGAACACGGTCTACGCATTTTATGCGTTGTTGGCCGGACATGCTTTTACTTATCAAAAATATCCAGATTCGCAGTAACGCCGAACAGAGGGTCCCTTAGGGAACGGCGGGCGATTGCTTATGCTCTGTTAAGAGGGATCGCGGATAAGAACATGAAACTTGTCAAGTATGCTATCGCATTGATGTTGGTGCTTTCTCTTGGACTCCGTGCGGATCGTCAGGTTAGCATTCAACCACCAAAAGGTTTTGAAGGCGATGTATATAAAGCAACGTTTGCTTTATATGAACATCGCGGTAAGCAAGAGCAGTTCATTTGTACAACTGAAGCTTATGAGAAGATTGGTGGTGGTTACCATTTGATTGGGGCAGGACACTGTGCCGACCCCAAAGCTGATTATTTTGCGGTAGCAGAAGATATCGGCGGTCCCGAGACAAAGGTAACTGTCATTAAATCGGAGTTAGATAAGAACGCCGACCTTGCTGTCTTCGAGATGAAAACGGATAAAGTTTACCCTGTGATTCCAATGGGGACAATAGATGGGGAGCGCATTGGGGATGCCGTCATCAATGTAAACTTTGCAGTTGGTATCGCGAAACAGTTGAGCGAAGGCAAAATTTCAAGTGGAGTTATAGCACCCACGGATGACAAATCTACCGATGTGTTTATAGCACAGATTTTCGGTGCTGGTGGATCATCAGGTTCTGCTGTTGTGTCTGTGAATACACATAAGATCATTGGAATCGTAATTTATGGGTTTCAAGACGATAACAATGATGGTTTTATACCAGTGCCCTTGAATATCGGTATGGGTATTGAGCCAATCGATAAGTTTGCGGCGTTCTTGAATCGTCCAGGGTCACCGCTACCAGCAACAATCACTGACCAAGAGATGAAAGATAGTTTCGGACCAGAGCATTCCTTCATGCTTATGGTTCGTGGGGCGAGCCCAATCTTTGTCCAATCTGGATACAAGTTCAAAGTGGACATTAGCGGGTTTGAGTTGAGTGATGAAGTTTATTACGATGTCCCTGTCTACATCATCAAAGATGACAGCGGTAACTATCGCTTAGTTAGCACAGCGGAGCCCCATTACGGGGTAGATATCGACCTTATCGGAAAGCAATGAAGTCAACCCATTATATTCGACCAGTATCTTATTTCGTTCGTCACGGGGAAACCGATCTAAACGATGAGAATGTTTTTCGTGGAGACCTGGACATACCTCTCAACGATGAGGGTAAAAAGCAGGCTCAGGAAATAGTGCAATTTTTTAAAAGCAAAGACCTCGGTCGAATCTACGGCAGTGATAGAAAGCGCGTGATCGAGACTTTGGCGCCGTTGGCTAAAGCTAAAAAGATGAAGATTGTTGTTCTTAATGATCTTGAATCTTTAAACACCGGGGATTTTTCTGGGAAGCCGAAGTCGAAAGAGAATTTGAAAGCGATCAAATGGTATAACGAGCATCCTGAGGTTATGATCCCTGGCGGGGAAACCGTTAGAGGTTTTCGAGAGCGCGTCGATCCAGTTTTGATGAAGACTATTCACGTTGGAGATGATAATGGAATCCCTACCGTTGTTGGCGTTCACGGGTCGGTTTTGAAAGAGCTTTATAGAATGCTTTACGGAACCATTGAGAGTAAGGCCCGAGTTGAGCCAGGCGGAATTGTGGCTATCTTCAAAGGCAGTCACGGATACGAAGCCATTCCGGTTCTTGGAGAAAAGGATCGGGAGGATATCCGGCCAGGGAGCTAGTGATGCCAGATATATTAGAAGATGTAAAGCGAGTACAAGAAGTCGCGGATAGACCCGGTAAGACCTCCCCGACTCCTGTACCATCGGGATTGCGTAATGAGTTTTCAAACGCATCCTATAAGATGGCAGCACCAAAGAAATCAGCCACGCCAAAGGATGAAATGAGCAAGTCTTTGGATTGGAACGCTCAACAGCGTAAGGTAGCTGAAGAGCAATAAACGGAGTTCCAATGTCCATATCAGTCGAGGAAGCAGCGCGTCTAGGTTTTAAATTGACTGAGACAGAAGCGAAAGTAATTGTTCGCGAGACGCTTGAGAACAACTTCCTGGATCGTATGAAGGCGTTGGATGCGGGTAACCAAGCCTTATCGCTTACTCCTGAAATACGTGGAAGCCAAGGAAAAGTATACGGACCTACAGATGAATGGGTCCAATTTGTTTTGGGGTTAAAGCGTAAGGAAGATGGTATCTATCCATGGCACTTATCTGAGGCCGCTAATTGGTATCATCTTGGGCAAACTTTCGTTGGTCGTGAATGGCTTGGACCGGAATCTGAGGAAGAGTCTGAGGATGAAGAGGAAGAGATAGTCCGTCGCGCCAGCAAAAAGAAAAGTAAGAAAAAATCTGATACCTATAACCATATACCCGTTCCTTATAGAGTTCAGATTCTAGGTCAAGAGTCTTCATTTGTGGAGTGGTTGAGCTTACGTGATAAGGCCCGCAAGGATTTGTTTTGGCTTGGGGTTTCGGTTCTTAAGAAGAATTGGGTAGCGGAGACACATCAGCAAGTTTGCGATCAGTTCGTGCAGAAGAACTTTGATGGTGTTTATCACTCAGGTTACAATCTGACCGATGTTCAGAATGCTTTTGATTCCCAGAAGCGATTCGATGGTGAGGGTCGCCCAACAAAAGAAATGATCTTGTTGGACTCCCGAGGTTTTTTCAAATCGACTATCGATGGTGTCGATTGCATTCAGTGGATGTTGAATGCTCCTGATATTCGAATCATGATCGTTACGGCTACGAAAGAGTTGGCCCGTGGCTTCATGAAGGAAATCAAGAACTACTTGTTTTATCAGCCGCATAATGAGGAAAGTACTTCTCTGGATTTGCATCTGTTGTTTCCAGATTACATCCTCTCGAAGGCGCCGTCTGAGAATAATACGCCGTTGCTGTTACGCGTGCGTAAGCACTGGCAAAAAGATAAGAGTGTTGCGATCTCTTCGATGGAGTCAGGTCAGGCGGGCGCTCACTGTGACGTGCTGAAGCGTGATGATTGCACTAACGAACAAAATTGTACTCCCGGCACACCAAAGCCGACGCTGGCGTTATTGAATTCAAAGATTAATACTACCGGCAACATTCCGATGCCGTGGGGTTTTATTGATAACATCGGAACTCGTTATCGAGTTGATGATTGGTTTGGACATAGAATTGCGTTGTTGGCGGTGAGCCCGGCGAAGTATTTTTGTCGAGCTTGCTGGGTTGTAAAAGACCAGTTTAAGATCGTTCCTTTGAAACAGATTACGGAAGAGATGGTGATTTTAAACTTCCCTAAGCTTTCAAAAACAGCTTTTCAGGATTTGCGAAAGAAGTTGGCGGAAGACGAGATGGTTTTTCGTTGCCAACAGCTTAACGAACCCGCTATGGAGGCTGAGGAAGACAAGTTTAAGATTGCATTTATTTTGGATGAGCTTCGTCGGGCTACGATCCATCCCGCAGCAGCCGCCAAAGAAGGCAATATTTATATTGCCTGGGATACTGCTTACTCGAAGAATAAGCAGAGTGATTATTCGGCTGGCGCCGCTTCTCGAAGATTTAAACGTGCTGATGGTCGTTGGGGTCTAGAAATACTTGAAATTCGTCATGGTAAGTGGACATCTTCCGAATTAGCACAACAGATTGCCCAGATGGACAAGGATTGGAATCCAGTCCAGACCATCATTGAAAAAACAGTTAATGCAGAGCTTTTAGAGCTTCGACTCCAGGAATGGTATAAGCGTTTAGATTTCTTGCCACGAATTTGGTGGAGAGAGCCAAACCCAGAACCGGATGCGAAGAGAAACAGAATCAAGCAGCTTGAGATTTTGTTGGTCGCGGATTTGTTGAAGTTTGTTTTTGGGGTAGCTAAAAAGCAACTTGATTGGATCGATCCAACATTTGACCAATTGACTGCATATACAGGTGAGAGAAAGAATCGCGGACGTAAGGACGATATCCCGGACGCGATGTCGATGTTGTGGTATTTCTTGCCCCTACACATTCCGACTCCACAAGAGATTGAGATGACGCAGAAGCGCGTGGAGTTGCTATGGCAAGCGGCGGCTCGACAGTCTTGGCAAAAATCGGTATTTGGTGGATGGGGAACACAGAAGCCACAACAGGCTTCGTTGATACCTAACATGTCATCAGTGGACTCGCGCCGGAGTCCTATGACCGATGCAGGGCGACGAATAATGGGTCCTGGATTTCGGGTGTGATAAAGAATGGCTGAACTGGAAAAAGCAAGCAGCAGTGAACTTGATGCATCTTTGGCTGCGAAATTCATTGATCCCGCCTCCGAGATCACTGTCGATAGCCTGATTACAGACTCTGAGACCGATACGATCATGTTCCAAGATCGCGAAGCGGTCATGCTTGTAATTAAGGACGCGGAACGTGCAGATCAGTGGTTAAACATAAACCAGTGGCCCAGTGGTTGGACTCTTGCTGACACCATTTATCAGTCACCGGCTGCTAATTCGGCATTCGATGGTGGTCAGGTTGCGCAAGCTAACGTTCCAAAGTTTACGGTTTCGAATCATATCAGTTCAATTGTACCGAAAATTATGGGTGGTATCTTCTATGAGAAGCCACCGTTTGAACTTCGGCCACGTCCTGGAACGGATAGGATTACTGTTGACGCCAAGAGATCATTATTTACAACTCAACTCGATCTAATGCATTTTGAGGAAGAGACAGAACGTGCTGTTGAGCAGCAGGCTCTTCTTGGAACTTGTATTATGAAGTGGGGTTATACCGAATACAAGCGCAAACAAAAGCGTTATGTTCGTAAGGGCGAGCAACATCAATATATTCCTGCTACCGGCCAAGTCGAGATGGTCGATACGCCGGAGTCAGATTCTTTTGAAGTAGTAATCGACAACATTGTGGAGTCACATCCCTGGATTAAGTATTGTGACATTCGTACTGTTCTCGTGGACCCAGGAACTCGTGTTGGTGACATTCGTAAAGCAAAGTGGGTTGTATATCGAGATTATGCGACCTACGATGACTTGGATAATTTGCGTGGGGTTCAAGGCTATAAGATTCCTTCAGAGGCCGAGCTTAAGAATTTGTTTTTGAGTAAGCCTACATCAGGTCCAGATAACATCACCCTTACAATTCCTGAAGGAATGTATGGATATTTGCAGCATGCTTTGCCTCGTAGTTACAAGACGAGTGCGAATCCGCTTGATACACCTCTTGAGATTCTAGAGCGTTGGGATAATGATCGTGTTATCGTGATTTTGTCGTTTAGTGGACACAATCTTTTAATTCGTAATGAAGTCAACCCTTACGGAAAGATTCCGTTCCTCTCCGCCAATTGGCGAAATATTCCTGATTGCTTCTATGGGCAGGGTCTTGGCATTTTGTTGGGACCGGATCAATTGGTTGAACAAGGTGTAACCAACCTTTCTTTGGATTTGTTGGCTTTTTGTCTACAACCTCCTGCCGTTAGAAAGAAGGGTTTCAATACTCTTCAGCAGAATCAGAGATGGTCTCTCGGCGGCATTATTGACGTTGATGAAGACGTAGATAAGGCTTTCAGATTTTTAGAAATGCCTCGACCACCTTCAGAAGCCTTTGCGGCTATTGCCCAAAGTCAAGCCTCGGCTGCAGCATCCTCGGGTGCTAATGAGAATTTTGTTCAAGGAGCCGCATCTTCTGGGTCTAGGTCTACTGGTGCTCGCTCGGGGACCGGCGCCGCCGCCGTTATCCAAGCTAATGCCTCCCGTCTAGATAGTCCTATGGGTCGGTTCATTCGCCAGGTCTTTGAGCCGTGGCTTCAGATTATGGATGAGTTGAACAATGATTTATTGCCAACATCTGTGTTGAAGCGAGTTCTTGGTGAAGAATTAGGGCCACAGTTTAAGATCGATCATATTCAGTTCCGAGAAGCAGAGCTTGAGTTTGAGGTATTAGCTGGGGCTCATCTTGGAGCTAAGAAAGAGATGACGCAATTTTTGCCAATCATGGTGCAGTTGATGACGGCGCCAGCTTTTAATACAGGTCTCGCTCAAGCCTACATGAAGTGGGATTCCGTAGCTATTTTCAAGGCATTTGCGGAAGCCGCAGGCTGGAAGTACAGTCAAAATTTCTTAGTCAAGATGACTGATGAAGAGAAGCAGCAGGCTAAGCAGAATCAGCCAGCCGCTATCCAAGCACGGCAGGCTCAGGCACAGCAAGCACAGTCGCAGCAGAAATTCCAGCAGGATCAACAGAAAGAAGCCCAGGAACAACTGGGTAAGGCCCAAAACGAAGTAATGCGTGGTGCTGTTGAACACGCCCTTCAATCGGAAGAGACCGGAGAACCAGCTAACACTGGATTCGGTAGCACAACCGAACTCTAATCCAATAATCGGAGTACCCAATGTCAGAACCTTTGTTATATGACGAGTTGACCCCGCAGCAACGGCAGATGCTGGCAGCATTATCAAAGCATCCCGGCTGGGAAGTGCTCGTTATGGTTTTTCATAAGTCTTGCGACATGGTCAATGCACGATTAGTCAGTATTAATCCTATGTCTGAAGGCTATGAAAAGAAGTTAGCGTTTGCTCATCTGCAGTCCCGGACTGTGAATGAGTTTTGTTCGGCTGTCAAGAAGTCTGTTGAATTTCATTCGCAACTAGAATCTATTCAAAGAAAAGTAACAGAAGAAAGTATTCGTAGAGAACTTCAAGACGCCGAGTCTCAATTGCGTGCGGGAAATCCAATCCCAACGTATCTGGTTGAATCCAATTCAAAGGAATAGAATCCCATGTCAACTCAGCAATCTGCACTTCGTGGTGAGAAACTTCCTTTCTCTCCTGAAGAAGTTTTGAAGTTAATGCCTGGTTTACGCACTAAAGCGGATGTTTATAAACTGCCTAACGAAGACCTTACACGTTTGATGAAAACGGAAGAAGGGTTGGCAGCAATTAATGCCGCTTTGAATGCGACTCCTGATAATCCGGTTGTAACCCCGGAAGAGATAGCCGCAAAAGAGCAAGTAGCAAAAGAAGCGGCAGAAAAAGCTGCTGTAGACGCTGTATCTGCTGAAACCGCACGAGTTGTAGCCGAACAGGAAGCGGTCAAAAAAGCGGCAGAAACGGTCCCGAAGTCGTGGGAAACCGAAGACGCGAAGTATAAGGAAACCTTCGAGCGTCTAGGTGTCATCGTGACACGCGATGATCAAGGTAATATTACAAAGGTAGTTCAAAATTTTCAAGTTAAGGATGAGGCAGGGAAGCCAGTAGGCCGACCTACTCGTTTTGAAACTTCAGATTTGGTTGGGCTTTTGCTCAAAAACAATGAGTCCTACACGCAAGCGGTTCGTGCGTTTGACCGTCTGAAGACCCAGAAGGTTTCATTTAAGAACCAGGCAGAGATTCCTATCAGCAAGCCGCTGACAGATGAGGAAATGGCACAAGCTATTAAGGACTTGAAGAGTTCTGATGAGGCAAAAGCCATTGCCGCTGCTCGAAAGATTTCTGGTTCTGAAGTTGCTAAAGCTGAACTTAAGGCTCATGAAGCCGAAGTCCAAGCCCAGGGTAAGGCAACTGCCTATGATTTCATGAAGCACCATATTCACGATTTTAATCCTTGCCAAGCTAATTCCGATATCATCGGCAAGTATCTTGAGGATAATCAACTCGAATACACGGTCGATAATCTTGAACTAGCTTTCTTGGCTAAGGAAAACGAATTGGCTCCGGTAATCCCGAAAGAGCCTGTAAGACCGACTCCGCCTGTGGTCAATCCATTACCGGCGTCAGAAGTATCCGCTCCTAAGATGAGAAAAGTAGTTATCACTAAAGGTGAGGCATACCCAACGCCAGAGCCCGGTGAGACATTACTTATCATTGAAAAAGAGCCCGTGGTAGTGCCTGCTCCTCCTGCAGTGCCTGCCACACCGGCACCTCCCGCTGTACCAGTAAATCCTGAGTTACCAGCGTCGAGACCGGGAGTTAACGGGGGAATAGCCCCTGGCTCCCTATCGGGAACAAAGCCAGTGATTTCCACCGGAAAACTTACAAAAGCGGCGATTCTTGAGATGGCTAAGAAGGAACCAGCTAAATTTAAGCGCATGATCGCAGACCCGAAATCTCGGACTGAGATGAATGCGATACTGGCCGGACGAGCCTAAAGTTCGCGCAAAAAGACATGGAGTGACGAGGTAGATTTATGCCAGCAGGTGGACCAAATCCGTCAGCAGCAAATATCGGTAATATTTTAACCGCGCAAGCGATCTTGTTCGATAAGGAACTGATCCCTAACTTAAAGGGCGAAACGGACGCCTTTGTAGCGTGCGCGGAACGACGTGTGCAGCCTTTGCACATGGGCGTTAACCGTACCTTCTTCCAGTACAACACACTAACTGGGGACACAACCCAGCGTGCTGATGGCACTGTAGGATCGCCGGAATTGATCACTCAGTTGAGCGCTCCTGCTCAGGTGGGCGAGTGGAACGACTACACAAACTTTTCAGCCTTCGCGATTGCGGCGGCTATCGATGAGTTGGTGGGCAACTCGGCAGTTGAGTTGGGCTATCAAGCCGGTCAATCCATTAGTGAACTTTATAGCGCGGTAGCTGATTCCGCAAACTCGGTTGACTCTAACGTTAACCAGAGCGGTTTGCTATCGGCTCCTTTCGTACTCGATTTGGCAACACTTCGAGAAATGAAGCAGCAGTTGGTAAGCCACAACGTGCTTCCTTGCAAGAAGGGTAAGTTCATGGGAGCAGTATCACCAAACGTGCTAGGTGATATTTACAACGCGACAACAGTTAACGACTCCATCGTTGATTTGTTGAAGTTCGCACAGATTGAGAAGTTCGACAAGATTGCTGGTTCTGACCAGACACAGGATATCGAACTCCCAGGCACAAACATTATCCTGCGTCAGACACCGTTTGTTACGACAACTGCCAATTTCCAGTCCACTGGTAAGACAGCGTATCGTACATACGTGTTTGGCAACTACGCCTTGATTGGTGTATGGCTCGAAGTTCCGGGCGATACTGATCTTGACGAGGGAGATTGGCGAACAGTTCAGTGCTACGTCGTAACAGACGCACCACAGTCCGCGTTCGATCCAACAGGTACAATCGGTGGATGGGCCTCCTATAAGTTCCACCAGACAGTGACATTGCCACCAGCGACAGGCTTGAATACACAGCGTATTCGTTGGATTGACAGCGTACCTGCTATCCAGTAAAGAATCCGTTTGGGGAGGTCTGCCGACCTCCCCGAACATAATCCTAATCCGTAAGGAAGGAATCTAATCAATGACAGTGGAAAGAGCAGGACACGAGTACGAGAACTTCACGAT